CCGTGCCGGTTCACAGCGCCCGCGGCCTCTCTCCGGCAAAGGTCCGGGCTTACCGCCTGGCGGACAATCGGACGAACGAGGAGGCCGAGTGGGACTTCGACAAGTTGCGGGCTGAACTCGAAGGCTTGAAGCTTGACGGCGTAGATCTCTCGTCCACCGGCTTTGACGAGGATGAAATCGCTCGGGCACTGGCGGAGGGCGGCGAAGGCCTCACCGACCCCGACGAGGTTCCGGAGGCGCCCGCCCGCGCCGTGACGGTTCCCGGCGATATCTGGTTGCTGGGAAAGCATCGCATCCGCTGCGGTGACAGCACGGTTGCCACGGACGTCGAGGCACTGCTTGCGGGCGTGAAGCCGCACCTGATGGTGACGGACCCGCCCTATGGCGTGGTCTACGATCCGAACTGGCGGAATGAAGCCGATAGGGCGAACGGCAAGAAAATCGGTGACCGGGCCACCGGCAAGGTCTTGAACGACGACAAGGCGGACTGGCGCGAGGCATGGGCGCTGTTCCCCGGCGATGTTGCTTATGTCTGGCATGCCGGACTGTTTGCGGGAGTGGTGGCTGACAGTCTCATCGCGTCTGGTTTCAAGCTGCGTTCGCAGATCGTGTGGGCGAAGTCGAACTTCGCCATCGGGCGTGGCGACTATCACTGGCAGCACGAGCCCTGCTGGTACGCTGTCCGGGAAAAGGCCACCGGCCACTATGGTGGTGACCGCAAGCAAACGACGCTGTGGCAGATCTCCAAGCCCGCCAAATCGGAAAGCGGCCACGGCACGCAAAAGCCGGTCGAGTGCATGAAGCGCCCTATCGAGAACAACAGCAGCCCCGGTCAGGCGGTCTACGAGCCGTTCTCGGGATCCGGCACAACCATCATCGCCGGGGAAATGACGGGCCGCAGCATCTACGCCATGGAACTCTCGCCTGAATATGTCGATGTGGCAGTGAAGCGCTGGCAGGATTTCACAGGGCAGACCGCGGTGCTCGAGGCGACCGGGCAGACTTTCGCCGAGGCCGCAGACGCTCGTTATGACTTCCGCAAGGATGGTTTTGGCTCTTACGAGTTGTGGTGCGCAAGCAAGAGGGGCGCGCTGCAGGCGGCTGAATGAGCGCAGAGTCAAAGCCGGGCTCGTGGCCAGTCGAGACACTCTGCAGCCTGCTCGAGTTGACGCCCAGGCGAGTGCAGCAACTCACCGCCGAGGGGATCCTCTTCAAGGTGGAGCGCGGCCGGTATGACCTGGTGAGGTCGGTTCGCGGATATATCTCATACCTTCGGGATCGCGCCGAACGCAGCGCGTCGATCACGGAAGACACGGCACTTTCGCGCAAGCGGATGGCGGACGCGCAGATCGCGGAGTTGGACTTAGAGGTCCGCCGCGGCGAGCGCCTCCCGGCCGCCGATGTTGAGGAAATGATGCAGCGTGTCGCCTCGACCGTCCGGACAAACATTCTGGCGGTGCCGGCCAAGGTCGCGCCGCTGATCACAGGAAAGAAAACGGCCGCGCAGGTCGAGGGCATCGTGCGAACCGCAATCGATGACGCCCTGCTGGCTTTGACTGAAATGGACGGGACTGGTGCATGAGGCGGTTGCGCAGCTAGAGCGACGATTCCTAGCCGCGCTGAAGCCGACGCCGCGCCTGACCATATCGGAGTGGGCCGACCGCTACCGGATGCTGTCATCGGAAGACAGCGCGGAGCCCGGCAAATGGCACACCGACAGGGCAGAGTTTCAACGGCAGATCATGGATGCCGTGAGCGATCCGGATGTTACCGAGGTCGTGTTCATGAAGGGGTCGCAAGTCGGATGGACTGCGATGCTCGGCAACATTTTGGGGTTCTATAGCCATCAGGATCCGGCGTCAGTTCTGGTGGTTCAGCCGACCGTGGAAATGGCGGAGGCGTGGTCGAAGGAGCGACTAGCGCCGATGATCCGCGACACGGCGGTGCTGTCGGATCTATTCACCGATCCCCGCTCCCGGGATGGCCACAACACGCTTCGCATGAAGCAGTTCCCCGGCGGCTATGTCGCCATCATCGGCGCCAACGCGCCAGCCGGGCTTGCTTCTCGCCCGATCCGGGTGGTGCTGGCCGACGAGATCGATCGCTATCCGGTGTCGGCCGGCACCGAAGGCGATCCGCTCAAACTGGCATCAAAGCGTCAGGTGACGTTCTGGAATCGCAAGACGATGGTCGGTTCGACGCCGACCACCAAAGGCACCAGCGCCATCGAGCGAGAGTTCAAGCGGAGCGACATGCGCCGGTTTCACGTTCCGTGCCCGCATTGCCAGGCAAAGGCACCGCTGCGGTGGGAGCAGGTGAAGTGGGACAAGGCTGATGGCGGTGTTCATCTGCCGGAGACCGCGTCTTATCAGTGCGAACACTGCGGCGTCCTCTGGTCAGACGTGGAGCGGTGGGAGTCGGTGGCGGAGGGGGAGTGGGTGGCGACGGCGCCATTCCGGGGCGTGGCAGGCTTTCACCTCTCGCAGCTCTATTCACCGTGGGTAAGTCTTGCGGACATGGTGCAGGAGTTCCTCGAGGCTCAAGGCAACCCGGAACTCCTGAAGGTCTTCGTCAACACCGTCCTCGGTGAGACCTGGGAAGAACAGGGCGAGGCAGTCGAGGCCGCGGGCCTTCGCGGCAACTGCGAGCAGTACGGCGCGGCCGATCTGCCGGACGGCGTTCACTTCGCCACGGCTGGTGTGGACGTTCAGGGCGACCGCCTCGAGATCGAAATTGTTGGCTGGGGGGCTGGCGATGAAAGTTGGGGCATCCGGTACGAGGTGCTCTACGGCGACCCCGCGCAAGAGGCGGTGTGGAAAGAACTGGACGAGCTCCTGCTCGAGAAGTTCTGGACGGAGAGCGGCAGGCTGGTTCGCATCCGTGCGGCTTGCATCGACACAGGCGGGCACCACAGCGCGCAAGTGCTGAAGTTCTGCCGGGCGCGCGTGGCGCGGCTGGTTCATCCGATCAAGGGCGCCGCAGGGCCGCGACCGGTATGGCCGAAGCGAGCCTCGAAGACGGGCAACACGAAAGAGAACATCTGGATCGTCGGAGTGGATACCGCGAAGGACGCGATCTACGGCCGCTTCAAGATCAAGTGGCCGCAGGATCATCGGGGGCCAGTCCCCGGCTACTGTCATCTGCCGGCCGACTATGACGACGCCTGGTTCGAGCAGGCGACCTCGGAAAAGGTCGTCACCCGATACAAGGAAGGCCGCCCCTTCCGCGTGTGGGTGCTCGAAAAGGGCAAGCGCAACGAGGCTCTGGACTGCCGCGTCTACGCCTTCGCGGCACGGATGAGCCTCGACAACTCGAAAACGAAGCCATCGGCAATCAAGCAGGAGCGCGTTGCGGCGGATGATGCCGCTCCGGCCGCTCCCGACGACACGCTGCAGACCCCGCCTCCGGTGGTGGTGCAGACCATGAAACAGCGTCCCGTGCGGCGCATGAGATCACGAGGGGTATTCTGATGGCAGGCATCACGCTCGCAATGGCCGAAGCCCAGCTCGCCCTCTGGGTGGCGGCTTCGACGGCCGTTGCGTCGGGACAGAGCTATTCCATCAAGGATCGGTCCTTGAGCCGCGTCGATGCCGCCGAGATCCGGCAGCAGCTCGACTATTGGGACGGCTGGGTCCGGCGCCTGACGCCGCGCTCGCGTGGCCGCACCCGCTATGTGGTCAACGCATGAGGACGGTCAAATTCGGCCGGAAAGACGTGACGGTCCCCTGGACCCTCACCGACCGCTTCGTTGAGTGGATGAACCCGGCTGCCGGGCTGGGGCGGCTGAAGGGCCGCGTCATGATGGCCGAGGTCGGCGGCTATGCCGGCGGCAAGCGCGACCGTCGCGCTACCCGCAACTGGCGGCCGAAGCAGACCTCCGTCAATGAGGAGCTGTCCTACGATCTGCCGGACCTCCGTACCCGGTCCCGCGACCTCGCGCGCAATGTGCCGATTGCGACGGGCGCCATTAACACGGTGGTGACCTCCGTCGTCGGCGACGGCCTGGTGCTGCAGTCGCAGATCGATCAGGAGGCCCTTGGGCTGACGCCCGACCAGGCTGAATCCTGGCAGCGCCAGGCCGAGCGCGAGTTCGCCATCTGGTCAAGGCGCCCTGACTTCACGTCCCGGCTCAACTTCGATGAGCTGCAGGAGCTGGTGTTCCGCGCCGTCCTGGAATCGGGCGACATCTTCGTCGCGCGCCGCCGCCGCAAGGACCGTCAGGATACCTATGGGCTCAAGCTGCAGTTGATCGAAGCCGACCGGGTGTCGAACGAGAACAATGGTTCGAACTCCGCCACCCTTGTGGATGGCATCGAACTCGACACCGATGGTGTGCCGGTTGCCTATCACATTTCCAGCCGTCACCCGGACGATGTGGGGCGCGGCGTCAAACGGGAATGGCGGCGCTTCGAGGCAGGTTCAAGCCTGACCGGGCAACCGCAGATACTGCATCTCTACAAGCAGCTCCGCCCTGACCAGGCGCGCGGCATTCCCTACCTCTCTCCGGTGGTGGAGGCGATCAAGCAGCTTGGCGACTATGCCGAAGCCGAGGTGCGCGCCGCGGTGATCTCCGCGATGTTCACCGTGTTCGTGAAGCCCGGCATGGTGTCAGACGACGGGGATGCAGATTTCGTCGGCACGACAGAGGGCGTCGATCCAAATTCCGAGATTGCCCTCGGCAACGGCGCGATTGTGGACCTCGGGCCGAATGAGGACGTAGTCTTCGCCGACCCCAAGCGCCCGAACACCGCCTTCGACGGCTTCGTGACCGCCATGAGCCGCCACATCGGCGTGGCGCTCGAGCTGCCCTATGAGATGCTGCTCAAGAGCTTCACGGCCTCTTATTCGGCGTCGCGTGCCGCCCTCGAAATGGCGTGGCAGATGTTTCGAACCCGCCGCTCCTGGCTGGCGTGGAAGTTCTGCCAGCCGGTCTATGAGTGGGTCATCACCGAGGCGGTGGCCTCCGGGCGGCTGAGTGCGCCTGGCTATTTCGACGACCCGATCATCCGCGAGGCTTGGCTCGGTTCGGATTGGATCGGCCCGTCGCGCATCCAGCTCGACCCCGGCAAGGAAGCGGCCGCCGATCTGATTGACCTCGGCATGGGCGTGACCACGCGCCAGCAGATCATCATGGAACGCAAGGGCGGCAGCTTCGAGCAGAAGCACCAGCAGCTCGTGCGCGAGCAGCGGATGCGGGACGCAGACGGCCTTATCACCCCCGGCTCGGCATCCGAGGCCCTGCAGCCTCCGGCAAGCCGCCAGGGCGGGCAACCCGACCAGACCGGCGACAACGGCGACAGCGAGACAGTTCAATGACCCTTCCGCGCATTGCCGCAAGGCTCCTCAACACACCGCTCATGGTTCACCCGCCAAAGGCCGCCGCCATCCTCGCTGGCCTTGGCGGGCGAGTGACCGGTGCGGACTTCGACTTCAACGGCGCTGAGACCGTCAACCATATCGCCTTCGGGAATGGGCGTCCGTCCTTCGGCACCGTGGGTGACCGCCTGGGCCGCGCCTATGAACGGCAGGGCGAGAAGCCTTATGACATTGTGGGCAACGTGGCGGTGATCCCCATCGAAGGCTCGCTCGTCCACAAGGGCGCCTTCGTTGAAAGCTCGAGCGGTGAGACCAGCTACCAGGGCATCCAGACACAGGTCGGCCGGGCGATGAAGGATCCCGCCGTCAAGGGCGTTGCCTTCGAGGTGGACAGCTACGGCGGCGAAGTCTCCGGCGCCTTCGAAACCTCCGACATGATCGCGGAACTGTCGCGCGTGAAGCCGACGCTCGCCATTCTCTCGGATCATGCCTATTCCGCGGGCTACCTCATGGCCTCCGCTGCCCGGCAGATCGTCATTCCGGAGCAGGGTGGCGCGGGTTCGATCGGCGTCATCACCATGCATACCGACATGAGTGCTGCATTGGAGCGCTCGGGCGTCAAAGTCACGATCCTCTCGGCGGGTGTCCACAAGGCGGACGGAAACCCCTTCGAGCCACTTCCCGAGGACGTGGCGAACGAAATTCGAGCCGAACTCGAGGCCGCCCGCGCGATGTTCGCCGGCCGCGTCGCAACCTACCGCGGCTCGCGGCTTAGTTTTGAGAATGCAATGGCTACCGAGGCCCGGACGTTTACCGGAGCAGCGGCAGTGAGGGCAGGCCTGGCCGACGCCACGGGCCACCCCTCGGAAGCTTTCACGGCGTTTGTTTCAGCACTTAATCGGGCCTGACGGCCCTCAACATCGAAAGGACCATGCCCATGTCCAAGACAGGGATGCTGGCGGCCGTCGCCGAGGCAATCGGCGAGCAGGAAACCCCGAACGCTCCGGAGACGGAGATCGAGGAAACCGCAGACGAAGCGAGGACCGACAACGCGGCGATCGACACTGCCGTGAAGGCGGAACGCTCGCGTGTTCTCGGCATCGCCGCGGCGGCCTTCCCCGGCCAGGAGAAGCTTGCGGCCAGTCTCATCGAATCCGGCGCCAGCCTGGGCGAAGCCGCCCTCGCTTTCAACGCCGATCACAAGGCCAAGGGCGCCAAGGTGATGGCCAACCTCGAAGCCGACGAAGCAGCGGTGAAGGGCCTTCGCTCCGAACCGGCAAACGGTGCCGAAGCCCCGAAGAACCCGCTCGCGGGCCTTCAGGGCGAAGCGCTCTGGAAGGCTGAATACTCCGGCTCTGCGGAACTGCAGGCCGAATTCGGCAGCGAGCCCAGCTACGTCTCGTTCAAGCGCGCCGAGGCCAATGGCCGCGTGCGTATCCTCAACAAGAAGTCGGCTTAAAGGAGTCTGACACATGACCACTCTTGCTACGGACAAGGTCCGTGACATTCTGCCGGGCGATCTGAACGATTTCCCGGTCATTGCCTCCGACATCATCTACGGCGGTGCCGCGGTCGGTCTCGTCAAGGCGTCGGGCCATGCCCGTCCGCTGGTCGGCGGTGACCGCTTCCTCGGCTTCGCACAGCGCCAGGTGGACAACTCGCTCGGCGCTGCCGCAGCGGCGAACGTCCGCGTAATCCGCGCTGGCCGTGTTCAGCTTCCGGTCTCCGGCGCTGTGATCACGGACGTGGGCTGTCATGTCTGGGCGACGGACGATGACACCTTCGCCTTCACCGGCGTGGGTGGCTCCTACGTTGGTCGTGTCACCCGCTTCGTGTCCTCGGGCATCGTGGAAGTGGGCTTCGACGTGGACACCATCCGCGACCCGTTCGAAGGCTTCCTCCATGAACTGAAGTCGGCCAACTACACCCTCGATGCCGAGGATTCCGGCAAGGTGCTGTGGGTCGATACCGACGCGGTGGTGATCACCGGGCCGGCCGTCGAAGGCATCTCCGGCGTGGTCATCGCCAATGCAGGCTCTTACGGGGCCGTTGGCGTGTCCTTCTCGCCCAATGCCTCCGACATGGTCGAGGGCGCCGACATCACGGCGGCCGACAACAAGGATCTCATCAACACGAAGGCGACGGCTGCCCGTCAGGACTTCGCGGAGATCGACTACTCCGACGCCAATGGCTGGGTGGCTCGCCGCCGCCGTGGTGTCTGGGCTCGCGAAGCTTAACCCCTGACAGTCTGAGAAAGGAATTCCAGACATGAGTGCGAATCTCATTACCTCTCGGGCCGTCATCGGCTCGTTCTACGCGGCGCTCGATCAGGGCGATGCGGGCTGGGTCAATGACCTGTCCTTCAAGGTCAACTCGAACCAGGCGTCCGAACAGTATGCCTGGCTCGGCATGGCCCCTGCCATGCGCGAATGGCTCGGTGGCCGCAAGGCTGCCGACCTCCGCGAGTTCAGCTACTCGCTGGCGAACAAGGAACACGAGGCCACCCTCGAGGTCACGGTTCCCGAACTCCGCCGCGACAAGTCTGGCCAGCTCAACGTGCGCATCGGCGAACTTGCCGACCGCGTGATGAGCTACCCGGCGAAGCTGCTCTCCACCCTCATCGAGGCGGCGGAAAGCACCACCTGCTACGATGGCCAGTATTTCTTCGATACTGACCACTCGGAAGGCAGCAGCGGCACGCAGGACAACGACATCACGTATGACGGCAGCAACACGCTGTCCGTTGACGAGATGCGTGCTGCGATCATCAACTCGGTCAAGCAGATCCTTGGCTTCAAGGATGACCGCGGCGAGCCGATGAACGAGAATGCCCGCAACTTCGCGGTGATGGTCCCGCTGACCTACTGGCAGCAGGCCATTGAAGCGGTCTCGCTTCCGACCGTCGCCGCCGGCGGCGCGAACGTCATCCCCAACCTGCCGGGCTTCAACATTCGGGTTATTCCGAACGTGCGCCTGAGCTGGACGACGAAGATGGCGACCTTCCGCACGGATGGCCGCGTCAAGCCGTTCATCCTGCAGGAGGAGATGCCGATGTCCATCAAGGCAGTGGCGGAAGGCTCTGAGCTCGAATTCAACGAGAACAAGCACCGTTACGGCGTTGATTGGAGCGGCAATGTCGGTTACGGGTACTGGCAGCATGCCTGCCTGACGACCTTCACCTGATCCGATCAACCAGACGCGAATAGCTGACAGGGCGCCCCAGTGGCGCCCTGCGGCTTTCGACAGGAGCAGACATGCAGAATTACCGTGTTGACGGCGGCACCCTTCAAATTGGTCAGGGAGCCGTGATCGGCCTCACCGAGCAGCAGGCCGAGCCGCGCATGAGGCGGCTTGAGAAGGTGGGCGAGGGTATTTATCGCGTCCGCGAAAATGTCGAGTTCAAGAGCGGCGAGACGATCAAGGCCGGGCTTGACGACATTCCCAAGCACCTGCGCGCCATTGCCGTATGCCTCGACGCCGCGCCGGAAGTGCCGGCCAAGCCGAGGAAACCAGCCAAGGCCCACGCCTGAGCCATGGCTGTCGAATCCGCCGCAGACCGGGCGATTTTCGTCTCGCCTGACGATTTCGGGGTGACTGCGTCCTACACCCAGAACGAGGGCACCCCTGTTCCGATCAACGGCATCTTCGACCGCTCTTTTCTGGCGATCGAGACGGGCGATGGATCGGTCACCGGCGTTTCCGTCACCTTCACCTGCCGGGCCGACGATCTCACGCCGCTTCTCTATGGCAGGGCGCGGCAGGGCGACCGCGTCACCGTCGATGGCGAGAACTGGACCGTCGTGGAGCCGCAATCGGACGGCACCGGCATGGTGGTTCTGATCCTCCAAAAGGAGGCGTGATGACCGACCACGTCCGCACGCAAATCCGGCTTGCTACCGTCACCGCGCTGCAAGCCATCACCGGGCTTTCCAGCATCGGCTCTCACGTTTTCCCTACCCGCCGGATGCCGCTGCAGCCGGAGCACTTTCCGGCCATTCTGGTCTACACCACGACGGAAGAGAGCTCGGCCGAAACACTTTCCGGCCCGCGCTACTTGTCCCGCAACCTTGATCTCCTGATCGAAGGCGTCGCGCAGGACACCGCCACCATCGATGCCACTCTCGATGCGATTGCCACGGCCATCGAAACGGCCATGGGCGCGGCCTTTGCCGATCCGACGAGCCCGCTCCGCCAGTTACTGCGCGCCGGCACGCTGGTCAACACCCAGATCGGCTTCACGAAGGGCTCGACCCAGGATGAGGCGGGCACCGGGCACGTCATTCTCACCTACCGCGTGAATTACCGCACGCGCTCTGAAAACCCCACATTGATCAACTGAGGAGACACACCCATGGCAACCCATTGGGGAGTTGAAGGCGTCGTGAAGGTCGGCAGCGTAACCATTGCCGAAGTCACGCAGTTCGAGGTGACATCCAGCGTTGCGCCCGTCGTGGATACGTCCCTCGGTGACACCTGGGAGACGCATATCGCCAGCAGCGGCATCAAGAGCTGGTCCGGCTCTCTGACCTGCCATTGGGATGAGACCGACACGACGGGGCAGGGCGCCTTGACCATCGGTGCATCGGTGACGTTGAACCTTTATCCCGAGGGCTCCACCACCGGAGACATCTACTACTCCGGAACGGCCACGATCACGGAACTCGGTGTCTCCGTCAGTGAAGGCGAAACCATCAAGCGCACCTTCAGCTTCAAGGGCAACGGCGCCCTCTCCGAGAGCACGGTGTAATGATGAACGCAGCACAGCTCAAGGAGAAGGCAAAGGCGCAGTTCGGCTCTCGCGGCCTGCAGTCGATCGTCGTTCCCCAGTGGGATGCCACCATTTACTACAAGTCGCCCAACCTCTCGACCATCAAGGCGGCCTATGCCCAGTCCAAGGGCGACAGCTTCGAGATGAACGCCCGGATCGTGGTGGCCTGCGCCACAGACGAGAACGGTGAGCGCATTTGGAACGGTGCCGAATACAAGGATCTGATGGTCGAGTATGATCCCGGCGCGGTGGTCATGGTCGCCAAGGCGATCATGGAGGGCGTCAACCTCATGTCCGATCCGCAGCAGCAGGCGGAAGACGAAAAAAACTGAGCTCCGATCCGTTGGAAATGCCGGTCTACATGCTGGCGGATCGGCTCCACAAAAGCGTCGAAGAGATCGAGTCCCTGAGCATTGACGAGTTCAGGGGCTGGATGGCCTATCTGCGCATTCTGGCAAAGCGGGACAAGCAATGAGCACGACAGCACGTCTCGGCTTTGACATTGTCGCCACGGACCACACCGGCCAGGCATTCAATTCGGCGAAGAAGCTGCTCGACGGAGTGCAGGGCGTCCAGAAGGCCGTCAACGGCTTCGCGGGGCCGATGAGGCAGGCGGAGCGGAGCACGGCGGCTTTCGGAAGTCGCATCCAGAACGTGTCTTTCCAGGTGAGCGACTTTGCCGTGCAGGTCAGCGGCGGCACTGACGCCACCCGTGCCCTCGCGCAGCAGATGCCACAGTTGCTCGGCGGTCTGGGCGTGTTCGGTGCCGTGGCCGGCGCGGCGGCGGCGATCCTGTTGCCGCTGGTGGCTTCGCTGGCCAAGACGCGGGACTACGCAAAGGAACTCGCTGACGGTCTCGGCAAGCTGGACGACGCGCAGAAGATCACCAATACCTCGCTTGTCGATCTGACTGAGCAATATGGCCGATATGCCCGTGTCATTAGTGATGTTGCGAAGACGCAGGAAGCGCTCGCAAAGGATGACGTCACGCGGGCGCTGGTCGATCAGGCGCGCGCCATCTCGGACCTCAATGCGGGTTACATGGGCACCGCAGGTGCGTTCGGTGAGGTGGTCAACCAGTGGAAGAACGCCGATTTCGGCCGCTCAGCCATTGCGCAACTGTTCAGTCCCTTGGACGAGACGGCCAACAAGCTCAATTTCCTGACGGATAAGTTCGGCCTGACCGAAAAGGCCGCGCGCGGCCTGATGGTGCCGTTCCAAGACTTCCAGACAGCCGTTAAGAATACCAATACCGAGGCCGCGGCTCTCGCATTGGAGCAATTCAGTAAGTGGATCATCCAAAATCGGGATGATGCAGCCTCCGCGATCCCGATCCTGGATCAAATGCGCTCGCAATTCATGGCGTTGTCCAGGCTGAGCCCTCCATCCAAGGGGTCAATGGGATTCAGTTTCACGCCGACGACTCCTGCGACGGGTTTCAACAACTATAAGGGCGACACAATCGTTGCCGAGCAGCTGGCGGCGATCGAGCAGCGCGCCGCGGACGCAAAGAAGGCCGTTGCCGAGGCTTCCCGGCTCGCAGCGGAGGCCCAGCGCCGCGAAACGTCGGAGTTCGAGCAGTTCATCGCCACGGTTGACCATGGCGTGACACCAATTCAGCGGATGCAGGATATCTTGCGCCAGGCGCAGGAGGATTTCGCGCACTTCGGCGACAAGATGAACCCGGAGCAGATTGCGGCCTTCACAGCGTATGTTGCGGACCTGAACACGAAGATCGGCGATCTCACTTTCAAGGAAAAGTGGGAGCAAATGGCCGAAGGCATCCAGACCGCCACAGACGCGATGACGCCGTTCCGGACTCTGGTCGAAGACGTCGGGCAGGGACTTGAGGACAGCCTCGTCAACAATCTTTCGAATGCCTTCTCCGCATTCCTGGACGGCACCGAGTCGGCAAAAGATGCGCTGCGGAGTTTCGCGGCCTCGTTCGTGAAAGAAATCACGGCCATGATCGCCAAGGCCCTGATCCTCTACGCCGTGCAGAAGCTGATAGGGCTCGCATCGGGGAGCACCGCGTTCGGATCATTCACGCAGAGTTTCGGCGGCGTCTATGGCGACGGTGGTGTCTTCAGCGGCGGCAAGTCGGTCAAAGCCTTCGCGGGAGGCGGCATCGTCAATGGCCCCACGCTGTTCCCGATGACGGGTGGTGCGGGTCTCATGGGCGAAGCCGGAGCGGAGGCCATCGTGCCGTTGACGCGCCAAAACGGCAAGCTGGGAGTGGGGGCGTCTCCGGTCAACGTACAAGTCAACAACTACGCCGGGGCCGACGTGCAGACCCGGCAGGGCAACGACGGTCAGCTTCAGATCGACATCGTGCGCAAGGTGGTGGCCGACGATCTCGCGAGGGGCGGTGGCGTCATCGCGCAGGGCATCGAACGCGGCTACGGCCTCAGAAGGGCAGGGCGGTAATGGCTGACAATACCCTCAAGATCACACTTCAGTATCGCTGGTGGTATCGTCCCGGCATCACCATGATGAAGCTGTTCGCGCGCCTTGGCTTCCCACCGGGAGACGCGATGATTGAACGGTTCGTGAGCCGCTCCGTTCGGCTGGTGGTTGGCTGACGTGCCAATATCCTCCGCGCTCCGTGAGATTTACGCCTCCGCGCCGACGACGCAACGCTTCATCGAGACGCTGGCCCTGTCGCACAGCCTCTTCTCGCAGGTGTACTATATCACCAGCGACAACCAGAACTGGACGTTCTTGTTGGAGACCGGCGCGACGGTGACCTTCGTCGCCATGCCGTTCAAGATCGTGTTGCCCACCAGCGACGGCAAGGGCAACCAAGACCTCGGCCTGACGCTTGCCA